TTCTCTGATCGGCAAATTTTGCATTGTGTAGCATAACCATCTGATTTTAATTTTTAACTGAAGATTTTTTTTGGTAATTTTTTAACCACTCTTCAAATTCGTTTTTATCATATTTATCTGCTTTTGATAGGTTTTCTATGCCATTCAAAGGTCTAATGTTATCCAAATCATTTATAATGCTTAAATCAAATATTTCATGATCAAGAAATGCTTTAATTGGAAAATAATGATCTACATGCCAAATACCATTTTTTACTTTTTCAAAATCTGGATGATTTAAAATATGGTCTTGAAGTTCTTGAGGTGTGTACCCAAGAATTTCATGGGTATGACGTGTTTTTTTCTGATTTGTGGCATCCATGAATCGTTTTATATGTTGATCACAAACTTTTCTAAATTTTTTCCTAAAGAACACCGCATCACGATCAGGGTCGTACATATAACAATTAGATCCAGATATTTTGGCAGAACCACACTTTTTGCAGTTAGGGAATCTTACAAAGTTTGATAGGTATGCCTCCGATTCATTGTTACATTTACAGAGATAAAGAATTCTCATTCTTTTGTTTTGCATCCAAGATTTCAAAAATTTACACCCGTGAGATTCACACAGTTTATCTATATCATTATCAGATGTTCGTAATTTTTCTGAATTAGATTTTGATTTGCATTTTTGACATTTGTTTCCTTTTTTTACATGACTCAACCTGATGCACACTTCATTACCACACGAGCAAATAGCTCTCATGGGAGTGTTATTTGTAACATATTCTGTATCCAATAATTTAAATCCATTTTGTTCAAAAATAAAATTTACATCCTCGTAAGTAAATTTATTAGCTCCACCGCTTGGCATGACTTTCTCCTTTCATTCTTAATAGTATATAGCAAAATACATAAAAAAACCCAACTATTTCTAGTTGGGTTTTTTGCAATTTGTCGTAAACTCTTTCAGATTACGAAGTTAGCGATTGACATTCTGGCATAAAATTTGGCTCCTTCTCTCAACAACTTTTTTCCATATCGGGTTAAAATACCCTTGCGTGGGCAGAAGGACTCTGGGTCGAGCACAACTGGCGTTTGGGTTAGTGGAACGTATGGGCAATAGAAGTATCCGGAATCCATGTAGCTGTCGCCCTTATATCCCATCAAGATTTGATTGGTTGGGAACAATGGATCCTTGTACAGTCTCCAGCGATTGTTGACAGTACCAACGTATTGAATGCCTAAGCTGCTTGTGAATGTTTCAGAAGGAGCAGGAGCGAAACCGGCTGTGGCTGTTTCGAAGATCGAAGCGACTTCAGGGCTGGTAACGAGCCAGTTAGCACCACCACGCAGTGTTTTACGGTGAATGACGTTGGAAACTTCAACGACTTTGACGTAAAGTGATTCATACTTTTCTTTGATCGTTTCGCCAAGGGCTGTGTTGAAATCCCAAGCCGTAACCGTACCAGCGTTGTTACGAAGGTCGGTAAGAACTTCACGGTCGATTTCAAGATTGATTTCTTGAGCAAGAACGGCAGTCAACTCAGCTTCGGCATCCAGATTGTGCTGGCTGCGAAGGTCTTGTTGAGCTTCGTAGCTCCAAACAGCCTTGAGTTTACGTGTCTTAGCAGCAATTTCTTCTGATTCAATAACGAGATTGATTTCAGGAAGATCTTGTTGGCATTCCATGTTGTACTCATAAGAGATAACAACATAGTTTGAACCAGGAGTAGAGTTGTTCCAAGTCAAGGAAAGTTCGCCGGTGTTATTCAGCAAAGTACCAGCAGTAACCTTAACGCCAGGAGATCCAATATCGCTGAACGTGAAAGTTCCGCTTGAAGAAACGACGAATGTTTGGATAGCTGAAGCGCTAAGATAAATTGTACCAGTAACAGTACCAGCCAAGATTGGTGTGTGCTCAAGTGGGGAGTATGTCGAAACAGCAGCTAATCCAGAATCAGTTGATGTTGTTTCGTTTTGGACATATTGGCTTGAGTAGAAAATATCAAGGTTGGCAGTACCATCAGCCAGTTGCATTAAGCTATTGGCATCGTCGCCAGGGAATCCGCCATTATTCGAGGCACCACGGGTAGAACCCTTGTTGCTGGAGTAGCGGAAGCGGAGATAGTAGACCAATCCGGTAGGACCAAGCAGTGGTTGAACACTGACGATCTTATTGGCGATCAATTGTGGGTAAATACGACGAACCAGTGGAATGCTGATTCTCTTGAACTGAGCAACGTCACCAGTGTCGGTGCTAACTTCGTTCATAAGTCTTTGGTTTTCGAGCAGAACTGCTGTGGCAGAACGAACGTAACGATCTTCGATACCTTCGAGGAGTCCGGTCTTGCCCCAACGTGATTCTAGCTCCTTAGCTTCGTTTAAAAATCTTGAATTTGCGTTCATCTTAGAGTAATCCTCTTTTCATAAAATAATTAAATTACTAACTTGGAGTAGCTTTGTTTAGGCTTTTCTAACACCTGACAGAATCAACATTTGATCCATGTCATTATTTGTTGATGCTGCATATTCCGAAATTACAACACCATCATTATATGCACTACCTCTCCCCGTTACGTTCTTTGCTTTTTCAACTCTTTCTTTCTGCTCGGCGATAACACCTGATTTCTTTTCACGTGTTACAGCCTTGCGGCTTTCCGTGATAAGATCTTGTGCTTGTCGGACGGCTTCGTTAAGCTTGGTATTTTCGGTTGACAGGCGAATATTACGGGCTTCCATAATACGCAGTTGTCCCTTCATGTTTTCCACAGCCTTATTAACTTCTTCTAATTTGCTGGAAGAAACAGCAGCGAATTCATCGTTGGAGATGTAGTTGCTTGTAAGGTCGATAATTTTATCAAGTGTGACCTTGTGTTCAGCCATACGTGGGTCATTAAGAACATCGCGTTTAGCTTGTTCGTAGATTTCATGTCCCTTGTATTGGAGGAATTGATCAACTTTATCAACGATATATTCTTTCATTTCGACGAGCTTTTTGTCATATTCTTCATACATTTCGACTTCAAGCTGTTGATTTTTGTCTTTTTCCGTCTTAAGCATTTGGTATGCTTCTTCGTATCCTTCTTCTAATGCAGCTTTATACTCTTCACCTTGAAGTTCTAGACGATTACGAAGGTCACCGATGATTGCGTAGGCTTCTTCGTAGCCTTGTTCCGCAACCTTTTCTGCGCTTGTTAATTCGCCGGTTAGCTCAGTATACGCTTCTTCAAGTTTAGCGTTGTATTCAGCTTCTAATTCGGTCTTAGCTTGCTCTAATGATTCATTAATAGAGGCTGCGACTTCATTAATCTCAGATTCAGGCAGTAATTTTTTCAATGCTTCTGTAATCTTGTCCATATTCAAACCTCACTCCTGTTTTATAATTTTCTCTCGTTGTGTTTGGTAAGATCATTAATTTATCGCAGCTTTGCCTTGATTTTGCTTGATTGCTGTTCAATGATTCCACTGCAACATGCGATTAACGCTTGTTTATTAACATTATGTATGCGGCTAGCTTCATTTTTAACGACATTTTTATTGATTTCATATGATGGTGTTGGATCATATGATTCTTTCTTTCCAACAACCTTTTCTTGGAAGGCGTTGTAAGTGCTTGGATCAGCAACAGCATCAAACGTAATCAGCTTATAGCTTTCACCAATAATGAGGATACCATTTTCATCACTTCTGCCGTTTCCTACTCCACGGCTGCTAATACCAACCCTTACTCCGTCTGATAAAAGACTTTTAAGGATTTTTCCATGTGGGGTATTAAGAATTTCGCCTTCTCCCATGAGGCTATTTCCTTCCCACCATAGCTTAGTAATAACGTGTGAGCATTTTTCGAAGTGAATAATTGAATCAGTAGGGTGATCTAATTCACCAACGAGTCCACGGGCGTTTACAATTGGGACTAATTTCTTGACATTTTCATCAAGAACAGCATACGGGTAAATTCTTTTATTTTTATTAACTGCTTCGGCTTCTTGGAATTTACCCCTAAACTTAGTCAACCCCTTATCGGTGGTTGACTCGTTTAGGTTCAATTCAAATCCGCCATTATTACAGCAGTCAACGAATAAACTTAACTTTTCCATTGACGTACTCCTTTTTTAGATTAGACATTGCGCTTTGCTGTATCTGCCACCAAGTCATCGGAATTTGCCTTATACTTGGATGGGTCCATAGCCATATTATCTGGGACGTATGGGTTCTTTAGATTTGGCCAAGTGTCATTTGATTGCCAACGGCTATAATCATTATCGCCGTCATCCACTGCGGACTTTTCTTTCATTTTGTAATCGGCAGGCTTTGGAACATAAGGGTTGCTTAGTTCTGGCCATTCATCGCCACCAGCGATATTTCCGAAGGCGTTTCCTTGCATTTCGTCAGCCAAATCGCCCTTATAGTTTTTACCATCGGAAACAGGAGCAGGACTGCCCCAATCGCCTGTGTACTTAGAAGGAACAGCATCGGTAGCACTTGCATTCCAGGCGGTACGTGGATGGTCTCCGTTAACTGTATGGTGTACAGCAGGAACATCCCAATCGATTTCAGCGCCCATTAGATTTGCTTCAACAAAATCGACAATATAATTTGTGATAGTTTCAGCCATATTTAAATCGATATCAGATTCGCGATTGAGAATAAAAGCACATTCTCTCATGAATCCTTCGACTTGAATTTTGGTAGCTTCGTCGCCACTTTCAACAGCCAAACGACGAACTTCATTTAAAGACTTATAAAGATCTGCAAAAACTTGAAGGTCTGCCTTGTCTGTTTCGTCAAGTTTATTGAAGAAGCTATTGGCAACGACTGCAAATTCTTTGTATGAATCTTCACATGACTTGCATTCAGCAGTAACGTCAGTTGTGGCTCCAGCCAAAGAACCCAATTTACGAACGCGATCAGTGTAAGCGTTATGGGCTGTGCGAAGAATCGCTTCTGCCATAAAATTACAAGTCGAATCATCATAATTTGTAACATTAGCTGTTTCTAAAGCTGTAGCAATTTGCTCAGATAGTTCTTCTTCAGTTACATAAAGAACATTTGGCCAACGGGTGACAATTGCTTCAAGTGTTTCTTCTAATGATCCATTGTCAGAAATATTATTGTAACGCTTGAGATCGGTCATTGCTTTGACGAAAACCTGATCTTCAGAAATGCGTTTTGCTTTTCCACGGAGAACTTTGACTTCATGATCAAGTGTCTTCCAGTTAAAAGCCAAAATCTTTCCTTCGTTGCGTTTTTGAGCGGTTGGAACAGCAACACCAACAACATTACCTTTAGCGTCTGTTTGAATCAAAGATTCGTTCATAGCTGGTCCGAATTCTTTGTAATCAAGATATGCCATAACATTTTCGCACATCATAGCCCATTCTTTCATGGTAGATGGCTTGATTTTACGTGCATATGTTCTCCAGCGAGGATTTTTTGTTGCGCCCAATTTACTGGCGGCGTTTTTTCGTTCTCTCTTGAGTTGTTCTTTTTCGCTCTTTGGCATATGAGCCAAAGTTTGCATGCGTGCACGAATTCTTTTTGCGACCAATGTGCGAGATTGCTTTCTGCCTTTTAGCGGTGATGCTTTTCGGGCACCTGGCTTCGATACGGTAACTTTAAATGCTTCGCTAACAACAAGTTCACGACGAACAAAAGGCATTCCAAGATAAGCTTCGAAAAGCTGACCTGCTTTGGCTTCGTTGTTTTCAAGAAGTGAATCGACCATGTTAGAAAGAACTTGTCGAGCAGACTTCTTTTCGCTTTCTTGTTCAATAACTAATTGTTCAATATTTTCAAGAACCAATTTCTCGTTATTAATTTCATATGTTGCGTGAACAAAGCTGCCATCTGGAGCTTGATATGTCACGTCTGATTCTCCGAATGTGAACAACTTTAAGTTATCTACACCCAGAGTTTTTGCTAGAACTTCTTCAGCCCCGATTAATTCTTCCTGGGCATTTGTTAATGATGCTTCTTCGATCTTCTTAAATGCATCGAAGCTGATTAATTTTCTTTTCATAATCAATAGACTCCCTGTGCTTTTGTTGAATTCCTCATGCGCAACTATTGCTTGTGATGAGGTTATGTATTAACCCGATGTCAAAATTTTCTATTAGAGATATTAAAATCCCTCGCCACTAAGTATATAGTATGCATGTAAAGCCAAAAACGAGGGACATAATGAAAACATTTCAAGATTATTTACAAGTAAAAGAGTCAACAGCGATGGATATTGGAACAAGTATTATGGGAAGATCCAGTTTAGGGCAAGATTCAAAAAGCGCTTTGCTGGCAGCGATGGAAGTTTTTGAAGTTCTTTTGGCAAGAAAAAGCAGTAAGGTTATTTCTTGGCTAAACCAACAAGCTAAAACCGACCCACAAATACAACAAATTTTAGATAAATATAACATTGGAAGTTTCAAAGATACCGATTTTAGATCAGATCTTAGAAGAGCAGCCACTAGAGGTCGCAGGGTAATTTCAAAAGGTCTTGGTGATAATTTAGGTCAAGAGGACGATGACGCTGATGTTGTTTCCCCAAACCCAGCAGATTCATTTCACAATCCTATAGGATAATTAAATATTATATCTCTATTTAAGCTAAATATAATGTTGCATGTTTCGTTGTGACAAGAAGGAGCTTCAATGGAAGAATTTTGTGTAATAACTGTATTTTTTAATCCTGCTGGTTATTCTTCTTTGTTAAAAAACTATTTTATATTTGCCGAACAATTAAAACGGCAAGGTGTAAAAATGATCACCGTTGAATGCGCATTCAACGGCGGACCTTTCTATATACCAGAAGGTTCAAATGTACATCGCCTAAAAAGCAATAGCATTATGTGGCAAAAAGAACGCTTAATAAATTATGGCGTTTCAAAATTACCAGATAATTGCAAGTATTATGCGTGGATAGATTGTGATGTTTTGTTTCAGTCTGAAAACTGGGCTGAACAAGCTGTTGAGAAGCTTCAAAATTCTGATGTTGTTCAATTGTTTAAAAAAGTTTATTACATGCCCAAAGACAT